CTATGTGCATCGAGCAAGATGATGGCATCTCCTTCTCCTTCAACAGGTGTAAATATCCCCCAAGTAGTAATAGCACTATAGTCAGAGCGATCATTTTTTGTGAAAGCCGTGTCATAGGACTGTATGACGTATGAACAGACAGGTGGTTCACTATGATTCCAAACATTCCACCACTCCCTTTTTATTATTGCACCCTCTTCTGCAGTAGGGTTTTGCATGTACTGAGAGTTCCATTTTGACACAGGAATTGAAGCCTTAACAGCTTCTAATTCTTCTTTTGACCAATACTCTTCCCATAATACATTACCTGTGTCAGGGAATATGGCAGGAAACTCCACGACATCCCACTTGTCAGCACCACCTTCAGATTGTTTTTGTAACACTCTGGCAGTAAGATCCTTAATACCCCAACGTGTCATTACAATGATAATAGATCCACCTGGCTGTAATCTCTGCCGTGGACCTGATGTGTACCACTCGTAAATACTGTCTAAAGACGTAGGACTTAACGCATCTTGTTCTGATACAGGGTCATCAATAATACATAAATCAGCACCTCTTCCAGCTAAAGCACCTCCAACACCAACAGCATAATATTCACCACCACCATTTGTAGACCACCTACCAGCAGCCTTGGCATCAGAAGCTAATTTTATATCTGGAAATATATCTCTGAAATCTTCACTATCAATAAGGTTCTTAACTTTACGACCAAAGCCAACGGCTAGTTCTGCAGTGTGTGTGGCTTGTATTATTTTTAAATCTGGGCGTTTACCCATGAGCCATGCAGGAAATAAATAACTTGCAAACTCTGATTTAGTGTGTCTTGGTGGCATATTTACGATTAGACGTTTAATTTTGCCATCTGCAACTTTTTGTAACTTTTCTGCATATATTTGATGATGTTTACCTTCAATAAAGCCAGACCATATTTTGTTTACAAAACGTAAAAAATTATCTTGTGACTCAGATCTGCTCTCAAGCTTTTTAAGTCTTTTAAGTAATGGAGCTACTTTTTGTAATTCCTCATCACTTAAAAACTCTGCATATTGTAAATTGGTCATGCTACTCTAGATAAAAATCTATCCACTGCAGAGTCAACTCCACCTGTTCTAGCTTGTCTCGGAGACTTAACACCTGTAATTCTTTCAATTAACTTATTTAAATTACCAGTATCAAAACCCACAGGTCTGAAATCTCTAACTCCTGTATCAAATGGTGATTCAACAACTGTCGGTAATTGATCTAACTGTCTTGATGCAATTTGTCCAATTGATCCAATGTTTGTGTCATCATCATCGTCATCTTTTGGCTTTGGTATTATTTTTTGTGCAGGAGGATCAGACTCACTAGTGACATCTGGTGGTGCATTCATATCTACACCATTTTGAACTTGTCCAGTTTTTGGATTTCTTGATCCAGTTATATTGCCTCTACTATCGTATATTGGCTCAAACTTACCTGATATTAGATCAGCAGCAACTCGATCTCTGGATGATCTTTCAACAAAACTTAATATACTATTAATTATTCCAGGTGGAACACCTAACAAATCAGCAGTCGAAGGTCTGGAAACTAACTCCTCAATTTGATTTATTGAAGTTCCACTGTACGGTTTACCAACTCGCTCCTCATAGTCAGCAGGTGGAGGTGATGTGTCTATTTTACCAATGTCTGTAGTTGTATCAATTGCTCTGCCACCAAAAATAGCTGCATTAGGAGCAAAACCTGTTGCAGGAAAAGAATTAACATCTTCTAAATCAATATTTTGACCTTGTTGAATACTAGCTAATGTAGCTGGATCAACTGTTGTTAAAGCATCATCTAAGGTTATTGCATCAAAAGTTGTATCTGGATCATATACCGTATCTACTGTTGGTTGTTGTCCTCTAGCTCCTGCCATTGTCACCACATCAGGACTAAATGTTGTAGGACCTAACGCTCTGCCTCTATCTGCTAATACATTCTGTGATAATAAATCACTAAGTGTTGGTGTTCCTTTACCAACTAAACCTGCAAGTGCTTGAGCTTGTTGTTGACCTAATGTTGTTCTGCCAGGTGTAACTGTACTCACTGTGGCTCCTGGTAAACCTATATTCTGAAAAGTTGGCTGTATATCAAAAGGATCAATTTGCTGTGTCGTAGCTGTTGTAGTTGCAGCAGGTGCTACATCCCTTGAACTCATTAAACCAGTAAAATCACTTGCAGGTGGTGCTACAGTATCTGGGCTTAAAGCAGAATAATTTATTGAATCTAAATCACCTCTTGCATCTAATGAATCTTGAGCCAAACTATCATCTACCTGTTGTTGCATAGCTTCATTGGTTAAACTTACACCACGTTGACCTGTAAGTTCGCTCATTTTATTGCCAAACATATCGAAAGCCTCTGGCTCTACAGTCGTAGAAGGTGCAAGTGATGCCACATTTAATCCTGTTGTTACATCTACAGGTTGTCCAATACCATACGGAGCATCTGCTCTACCAGATAATACATCACTCATCATCGCAGCAGTTTGTACGTCTTCTGCCTTTTGTCCTGCAGGTGTGCCAATATTAACATCATCCATAGTCAAAGAAACCTGAACACTGTCTCTAATTGCATCTTCTAAACCCTTCATTTCAGCAGGATTTGTTACATCAAGACCCTTGGATATGCTTGTTAAATTATCTGGTCTTCCAACTGGCATCGCATCTGGAGCAAGTGATACTGATGGAACATTAAAACCACCAAAGCCAGGTCCTGCTACTTGAGTTCCAGCTTGTGGATTTGCAGATGCACCATACATTCCTGAAACCATTGCATCAGTCACAGGTCCAAAACCTGTCACAACACCCAATCCAAATGGATCGTCAACAATGTTACCTAAACCAAAAGCTCCAGGTGAGTACGTTGATGGCACATTTACTGCAGCAACATTTACACTTGGTGTGACACCTGCTCCAGTGCTATCTACACTAGACGTTGTGCTTGCCATACCACTTAATCCCTGTGCTTCTGGTGACTGAGAAAAAGCCATCTGATTTAATGATTCTACACCTTGTGGACCACCATATTGCTCAGTATAATCAACATTTTCAACTCCAAATGTTCTAGAGAAAAAAGAGTCTGGATGAGGATTGTAATTAGTTCTACCAGTTCTTGCCATGAATTGATTGTAAGCTTGTTCGCTTGGCGTTGATGGTGTCGTTGATACAACATCAAAACTTCCACCACCTACTCCTGGTCCAGGAGAAAAGTCAAATCCAGCCACTGGATCATCGTCAACTATGCTATCCTGACTTCCTCCTCCTGCTACTGCACCAGAAACCTCTGCATCTGATAGACCCATGTTCGCACCATAGCTGTCACTTGTGTCTTCATTAACATCACTCTCATTAGATGCTTCTGCTTCAGAAACTTCAGATTCTGTTGTACCCACACTTTCTTCAGCAGTTTCATAAAAACTCGGTATGCCCATAGGACCTGGCTTACCAGCTCCACCTAATGACTTCAATATCCCACCCTCTTGTGGTGTTATATATGCCAACATGTGTGGCTCACCCATGATATCTGCCTGTCTTGGTGGAACATTACCACCTTGCTGCATCATCTGCACTGGCTGTGTGGGTGGCATCATGGGCATCGGACCCATAGGAGCCATTTGTGACATCTGTGGTTGAAATATGTTGACATTATCTGTCATAGGGGAGACAGGAGGCATGGAGGATTGCATTACTCCTGTCTGTATTGGTGCTAAAGCCTGACTTTTTGGCAAACTTCCTAAAAATTTGTTGAAATTTCCTCTGCTCTCAGCCGATGTCTCCAATTTCACCTGTGGGGGTTGCCCTGGTGACGGTGGGGTCGGCATAAATCCTCCTAGAGGTCCATTCGCCATGTGTATCTCCACAAAAAACTAGTTTCTGTAGAGATAGTATATTAATTATTTATTTTTGACAACAGGAAGCCCATCTCTTTGTCGCTTTGAGCTATAATCTTAGCTGGTACAGGCTCTAATCTTGTTGTAATGGATGTCAAAACGTCTTTTATGGACTCTCGAAGCCTTGAAATCCTGTCCATGTCGTATTTAGTCAATGGATCTTTATGTTTTTTTACGCT